TCAACAAAAAATTATTGATAATATTTTAAAAGCCTACCCACAAATCGGTGTGCAAATGCGTAAAGGCAAACATATTTATTACGTTAATTTCCCACAGTACGCAGAATCAAATCATCCACAAAATTTAATCTAAACCAACGGGGCGCAAGCCCCATTACTTAGGAAGAATCAGATGACACACCCAGAAGCAGGACGAAACGACCACATTCACGGTGACGAGTACCGTGAGCATTTAGGTGCAGAAAAAGTTGATTTGTTTGATGTAATCTTTGCTATTCGTGACGGCGCATCAACGCACGATGGTTATAGCCACCACGATTGGATTAGACGCATCTGTGACGGTGACGAAATCACCACAATCATGCGTCACATCATTAAAAATCGTCATAAGCCTGAGTTTGCAGAGATTATGAACGAAATCGAAATTGCTATTGAGGGGTGGTTATGAAACGCACAAGCCCATTTGTCAGCGAAAACAACAACCTTAACCGTTCTAACTACGGTTACTTTGCAGACCAATCACACTCTAACTGGACGTTACGCACCTCTAGTAGACTTAGATTAGGTGCTTATGAACCTGATAGCGACAAAATACCGTTGTCTGCATGGTTTGGTTGCGCCTTGGTTTTTGGTTGTATCTTTCTTGCACTTTTCTTGTGAGCAAACATGACAAAAATTGACGCTGTTTACCTGCACCTTAAAAGACATGGACACATCACAAGTTGGGAGGCTATAAAGCTATATAAAGCTACCCGTCTTGCAGACATCATTTACAAGCTGAAAGCACAAGGTTTTAAAATCGTTACTTTGATGGTCGAGGGTGAAAATACCCGTTTTGCACGTTATTTCTTAAAGGAAAGAAAATGAAAAAGTATATCGTAGCTGTAGTTTTAGCTTTGTCAGCAGGTGTTGTTTATGCTAACTGCGTAACTAACACTACGTACTCAGGTGGACGTATGGTTACTTGTACAACTTGCTGTTACGGCAATAACTGCACAACTAACTGTTTCTAAGCAAGCATTGAAGTTGATTTAACCTTGACTTGCTCAACACGACTTAACCAGCCTTTACCGTATGTCGGAAAAGAATCAAGACTACGGTAAAAGGCTTCTTTTTCTGCACTAAACTTTGCAATCAGTTCTACAGGGTCAGCAGCTAAGACCGCTTTCATAGTGATTGGCCCAAGTCCACCATCCGCAGGTACGCCAATAGCAGACTGTAACAGTTTGATGCTACGACCCGGGCCTGCATTGACACCCATATCAAAAACCATGTAGTCAATGCCTGAAGGTAGCTCGTCTGCTCGTACAGCGTCCCAATACTTCTTTTTATACAACGGTTCGACATCCGCAGGAGTGAGCTTCTTCATTTGCTCATGCGTAACTTGATGACCAATATGCTGCTCCCAATTGAATTGGGTCACACCAAGCATAGTCGAACCTTTGCGTCCGTCTGGTAACTTGTTACCGTTGTCACGCTCATCGTCTGTAAAGCCGCCCTCACTAGCAAGCATTTGCTCAAACGTTTGTTTCCAATTACTTTGCATCGTCTTTTCCTATTTTTATGCCAGCGATAGTGCCGACAAAAGCCCCAACAATCATGTTAAATGCAGGATTGATTAACTTAAATATTTCAGCGTTATCTACTTTTTCGTCAAACAAAACAATCAACACGACTATTACGGTTGACATCAAAACTATAGACAGCGAGATGCAACAAATAATCGTTATACGGTCAGCAACTTTCATTTCTCAATTTCTTTGGTTTTGCGTCTTTCGACCATATCAGCAACTTTTTCGACAGTCCTGCCACCGAAATAAAAAGACATAATAATTATGCCCCATTGCCCTAATAGCTCCACATACTGCTTGTGTGTGTCCATATCAAACGCTGACATCAAAGCAAACGTGAAATAGCCCCCTAGAATGATTAGAAGCGTCATAGGGCGTATATTCTTTGATAGCCAGCTATCGCTATTCATATCCGCTAGATGACGCTTAGAAAGCTCTTGCTGCTCTGCAATGTCAGCGTTTAATTGTGCAAGTTGACCGGATTGCTGAAGCTCTAACAGCTTTAACTTAGCTTGTTCCGCAGCGTTAGCGTCTGGAAAGATTTTGTCGATAATCTTGCTGCCAATATTTAAGATGTCTAAAATCATTTGTCCACCTTTTGGTCAAGTTTTTCATACAATTTATCAAGCAATTGTTCTATTCGATCAAAACGCTTATCCATGTCAGCACGAAAACCTTCTACTTCACTTTTTTTTACATATTTGTCAGAAACGTGCAAACGCATATCGGACATTTCTTTGCGTAGTTCTTTGACGCTATCCCATAGTTGACGGGCAAACCATCCACCAATAGTCAATAGTCCACCTGCACCGATATTGATAATGATTTGCCAATCCATTATTGCCTCAGATATTGTTTGCGTAAAAACCAATTTTTGCAGAAGGAAACAGATATGTCCATCCGTAACCAATGTTTCCGCTTACCCAATTAGGGTTGTCGTTGTGAATGCTTATAAAAACACCTTGACCGTCATTTAAGCGGTTTCCCGTCATATACACACGGTTATCACCCAAAACGTCAATAATAGGTTGTCTGTACTTAATATTAGCGGTTTCTATGATGTTGTTTGACAAGTGAATATCATTAGTGCCAGAAGCAGCGCCTAATAGCTGAAATGCGCTTGTTTGTGCTTGAAATTTGCAATTTGACACCTGTACAGAGTTATTGCTCATGTTTCCACCAATGGAGAATTGCGCTCCACCAGCGTAATTGAAGGTGCAATTATCAACCTGTAATGCTCCGCCTGTCATGTTTTCCATGAGCATAAAGGGTTGCGTCTGACCGCTAGTAAAGTAGCAGTTTGTAAATTGTAGGTTTCCACCTGTTTGGTGTACGCCTCTTAGCGTAGGTGTTCCAGCCAAGGTAATGTAGGAGTTTGCAATCTGCAATGAACCCGCTGACATTTTGATACCGTTAAAAGTATCAAAACCAGAGTCGGACACATACACCCAAGGGTCACCTGTAACACCGCTATGCAGGTTTAAACCAAGGCTAGAGATGTTTAAGAACTCATGCAGTACCAAGCTATCTACTCTGCCAACATCCATAGCTTGAGCTACGCCAAAGAATATGCCAGTTTGCCCTTGAGTCATGTCAAAGCACCAGAAATGAAACTGGTTGACCCTTACGGTATCAAGTGAACCGTCAATAGTGATGCCTGTGCCAAAAGCTGACATCTCTAGCAGTTCAATAAACGCACCGCCGCAATTGCCTGTCATATCAATGCCGTTAATGGCTTTGGTAATTTTTAGGCTTGTAAGCGTAAATCTTGGGGTGTTTACAGCATAAATAGCAACGGGATATTGAGTCAGTTCCGCCCAATTGTTTGTGTCTGGTTGAGCAAATACAAGACCAAAATTCTGCAATTGTGGGCCTTCCTCCCCGCAAGCAAACACAAGTACGCCTTGCGCTGCGAGGTTGAAGTTTTCATTGATTAGCAGTCGTGATTGTGTGCGTCCGTCCCCAGAAACCATTTGCCCCGCTTGCGTAAACGTTAGGGGACTATTGATGAGGTAATCACCAGTAGGGATATAAACGTGTTGTCCAGTACTAAGGGCTGCCTGCAAAGCTGCTGAATCATCGACCAATCCATTGCCGACAGCACCGTAGTCCTTGACGTTTATCATGCGTTGTATGTGCCTGAGCTAGTAAAGGTATGGATAGTGAATCCACCAGAGGACGTAATCGTACCGCCTGTGCCACGCTGTGAGCCTGCGTAGCTGATGATTACTATACCTGAGCCGCCTGCGCCTCCTGCTCCTGCTCCTACGTTAGCGCCGCCACCG